ATGATTTTGTGTTTTGAATTATCAATGCCGCACGCGGCAAGCTGGAACGGTAAATGGTCCGGAGCGGATCAGGGACACTACATTTTCAAAACGTCCCAGGCTGCCTCTATGCAGAAGCTGTTTGCCAAACTTGACGGAGACTCCTGGGCTTATCGTTGGGACGATGGTTGGTGTGCCATGATTTCTGCTCGTATCGTTGATGCGAAGGAAGCCAGAAAACTCCGCAAAGCAAACGCTGGATTCTGTGGTTACGACTGGATGGTGAAGGATATCCTTGCCTTCGGTGAAATCAAAAAGCGATAGGAGGTGTCTTTATGAATGTGATCTATCGTGTGCACGGTGCTGGCGGCTTCTATATGGAAACGCAGAGCCAGGACCAGGCTTTCCGAGCTGCCAGGCAAGAAGCTGCGGTATCCGGTCAGATGGCTCTGGTATCTTTTACCTGGGCTGGCCGGTACCAGATGCGCCGGTTCTTTCCGGACGGATCCATGGCTTCCAGGTAGTTATAAATTATACTAATTACCACCAAAAACAGGCCGAGATCTTTGTGCAGTTTACGGTTATAAATAACTTGAATAGTACCGGTATCAGAGCTAATATACAGACAACCTAAAGGAAAGCAAATAAAAAACTCGGAGGTATCTAAAATGAAAGCAAATAAAAATCTTGAAAAACTGCAGGCTGAATACAATAAAATCTTTGATGCAATGGGCTACACTGAGGACGTGAATGTTATCGCAGAGTACAATCGCCAGCTCGATGTTATCGTTGAAAAAATGAATAAAATTATCTTAAAATAAGAACACATGGAGGAGATTCGGCAAATGTTTGATAAAAAAGAATTAAAAAAGATTATGGATGCCTACCATGATTACAATAAAGACTTGGCTGCTTATCTCGGGATGAGTATACCGAATTTTTCGACCATCTGGAATGGTCGGCAGCAGTTTAAAGTAAGTCATATACGCCGCATCGCGGTCCGGTATTCACTGGATCCGCAGCAAGTTTGGGATATCTTTCTTTTTCCGGAATTAAAAGAAGGCCAGGAGCCATAAGCTCCCAGCCTTCTTTTTTTTAGTTGAACAGTGCGTACCAGGTGTTGGCTCCGCAGTATCCATCGGCCTCGAGGCCTTTGGACTTCTGAAATGATTTTATCGCGGCGGTCAAACCGTCACCGCAAAGCGCGTCCATGTTCCCGAAATAAAAGCCTTTCGCCGCAAGGATGAACTGAACCAGGAACGTAAAGGTTCCCTGCGTTCCGTGGCTGACGGTGGCTTTCGGAGCAGCCTTTTTGCAAGATTCGTAGAAATTTTTGTTTTTTGGATCCAGCTTCGTGCCGTATCTCCGGTTCATCAAGTCTTTCCAAACCGCCAGGGCAGCCCATCTGGACTTATCGCCGTAGTCTCCGTCCACGCGCAGTTTGGCTCCACAATACTTCAGGATCTTGTCCCCATAGTTGCTGTTGAGCCATTTCTGACCATCAGAAACGTTGTTTCTGGCACTGTTGCTGCCGGATCCGGTGCTCGCATTAGAGTTTCCGCCTGCTTCCGTGCCGTCAGCAATATTGGTTGCCGTGTGTAATCCATCGTTTAAGAGGACGTCCCCGGCAAGCAGGTAGTCAGGTCCGTTCAGGTATTTTTTGTCCGTCAGGACGGTAAAACCTGCAGCTCTGAACGCTGATCGCATATCTCCGGTGTAAGTTGCTTTCAGGTTTTTGAGAGAATCGATGTTGAGCAGGTGTCCGACCGCTTTGACATTTGCAATGACTCCCGCGGAGCAGTCTGCCTCGCAGGCGATGGTGATCTGCGATGGATCGTAGTTGCTGGCTTTGAGGTGCTGCCAGTATGTATCACGCTGTCCCTGATCGTAACCAATCAGGTCGTTTTTCGCCGCCTTGACACCAAGCTCTGCGATTTTTGCACGTACTGCAGAGTTCGGATGCCGCAGTACGCACTTCCAGGGACGGCAGTACCACGGGATCAACGCCCATTCGGTTCCTGTCTGATCTCCGGCTCTGCCGCCGGAATATCTGCCGTTTTCATCGTGTCCACTGTTTGAGATTAAGCTCATAGTTCCTTCCTCCTTATCGTTGTTGTCCTGATAGAGCATGAGATACTGTTCTCCATAATTGGCTCGTTTACTTTTTACGCTGTCCCCAGTATCCAGGGGCTGCTCGAATTTCTGCAGAAAGATGTCCGACGCCTCCTGCACAGTCGTTGCATTTTTGAGAGCGTAGAAAACGCTTCGATATCTGCTCTGCAGTTCTGAAATCATGTATTCGATCTGCAGGGTCGGATCTCCGATCGAGACGCCTTTCTGCTTTGCCAGATCGTACAGTCCGGCTTTTCGCCCTGCGCTTGTCCATTGGCACAAGCCATAGCCGTACTGCCGGCTGTCTCCCGTCGGATGCAAGAATAACTCCCGGGAAATCTCTCCACTGTCTACGGCCTCAGTATAAGTATCGTCTGTGTACTTATGACCGAGGCGCTCCTCACATAAGTTTTCGAGATTGCGCGGATTGAATCCAGACTCTGCATAGAGGTTTCCCATTACTCCGCAGGCTCCACACACTGTCGCGCCAGCAGCGATCAGGCAGTTGTATGCTGTATCAGTATTTTTTGTTCTCGAAATTGCCATGTCATTCTCCTTGTCGATACGACCCATTCACTTTTCCGTCATCCAGCAGATCCTTGACGCCTCGAAACCACTTATCAATTAATATCATGAGGTCGTCGTCTGTGATGAACAACTGCAGCCATTTTGGTAAGAGGCCACGTGCCTGGTTTACTACCCATTTCAGCTTCTGCTTCCCATGGCCTGATTTATTATAGATATGCTCCGCTTTCAGGATGAGCGTGTAAACATCTGTGCGGATACCTTCCAGCCCCTTCATCTTGAAATACTGAAAAGCCATGATAATTGTTACGATCAGGAGCACTCCGATCACTAAGATCAGCACCGGAAGCGGTACCTGTTTCAAAAAATTCAGTAATTCCATATGTGTTACCTCCTTAAGATCTTCTGCTGGCGTATAATTCCACCAGTCTATCTGTGTCGTCCATTTCAATTTCTTCTAATCGGTTCATGGCTGGCTGGACTTCCGAATGCATGAACCCGTTTCCACCGAGTTTCTCATAATCTCCGAATGAATCCCAGAACGACTTCGATTCCATCTTGCTCCATGCAAGCTGCGGATTCTTATACTCGTTGGTGTAATAATGGTAGGAGCTTAGAAGCTGCGCCTGCAGTTTATTCAGCTCTCCTGCCTTCCGGTCTTCTTCCATCTTATCGATTTTCTGCGAAGTTTGGACCTGGTGTTTAGACAACTCACTGAGTTGGTTATTGATTTTTTCCTGAATCTCGATACTCTGCTGCCGCCATTTAGGGTACTGCGCTACTTGCTGCAGTGCTTTTTGTAGCTCCTCTTCTCGCTTCTGATAGGCGTCCAGGAGTTCCTTGATTCTTTTTACAATCTTTCCTCCTGTCTTCCATACGAAGATCAGCGCCACGATGAGCAGTCCCCATTTATAAACGGTGAGTCCGAGTATCTCGTATTCTCCAAATAATTCCATGAATGCTTCCATCCGGTTATCCTCCCTGTCTGCAGTATTTGCATTCCAGGCACGGGTTTTGTTTAGCCGGAATGTGATAGTCGCGGCATTCACCGCATTGGCCATAATGCCTGCAGGACTCTTCCTGGCAAGGTTCCAGGGACATCCTGCAGAGTGTTATGGCTTTATGGCAGCAGGAGAAATTATTCGTCTTTTGACTTGCTGGCGATGATTTCTTCTTTTTCATCTTCTGTGATCCAGCCTCTCTCCACTGCAGTCTGAAGCGCTTCGTCTGTGAGACGGCCCTGCTGGTATAATCTTTTCAGTCTTTTATACATTGAGATCGTCACCTCCTAAAGATGCGATGATCAGGTCATCAACTACGCTGCTGAGATCATCTTTTTCAGATTTCAGCATTTTTACTTCCTTCTGAAGAGCTTCGATTTCGGTCAGCTCCGCTCCTGCTTCTTCTGCATCTTTTGCCTGCTGAAGCCAGGAATCGAAGGACGCCTCTACGCTCTCTGCCAGATTTTCTCTGTATCTGGTTTTGATTTCAAAGCGATCATATCTGTAGTATTCCTGTGCTGATTCTCCTTCTGAGGCCGCCTGGCGCTCCAGGGGGCCTTCGATATTGTCATACAGGATTACTGTGCATGCGGCTCCTTCCCGCTTCGGGAAGGCCTCAATTTCAAGCCGCACAGAGGGTTTGATGTTGCTTTCTGTTTTCATGGCTAACTACTCCTTTCAAGATTTTGAAATTTATAAACGGCTGGATCCATTTCTCATAGAATCCGTTGGAATCTGAATGATCCATGTATCCCTTGTAGCTGATCATACCGGAAGCGTTGGTTACCGAAGCATAGCCTTTCTTGGCGATCGTTCTGGCCTTACGGGATATCCTATACAGAATTGATTTCCGAAGAGTTACTTTTCCATCTGTGTGGAATTTGAAACCGAGAAAATCAAGCGGGCGAATCCGTAAGTGATAAACCTGCCAGTTGTCTTTCAGTCTCATCTGCATATGCTGCAGGTAGTTTCCGACCGTTCTGACCGCTGCATGCAGTCGTTTCTTTGAGTTATCGAAAAGGACCATATCATCGACATATCTTGCGAGATGACTAAGGCCACACGTCTCTGCGACCAAGTGATCCAGGTCCTGAAAGAAAAAATTCAAAAACCAGGGTGAGGTGTATAAACCGACAGGAATCCCGACTGCGATGGTTTCCGGCAGCAGTTGCGTCTTGTTTGCCATAGCCTGCTGATAGCTGGCTATGATCTTAAAAGCGAGCTGCAGAAACTTCCTGTCTTTAATGCGCTTTTCCAGCTTTAGACGGAGCTGCTTATGTGGCAGCGTTGGATAGCACTGCTTTACATCCAGGACAGCGACTTTCGTCGTTCCTTTCGGGTCATTGCGGATCCAGCGTTTTATAACTTTCCGGGCTCCATCGGTTCCTTTTCCTGGCACGCAACCGCAACTGTGCTCGTAGGCTCCATGTTCCACGACTGCCCTGAACACCAGAACAAACGCATGATGGATGCACTGATCCGGGAAGAAGCGCGGCACTGCGATGATGCGTTTCTTTTTCTTAATGCCATCGTTAATCTCTCTGATGTGATAAGGATGCGGGATCCAGCTTTCTGTGATCAGGATTTCCTGCAGTTTTCGCGCATGCTTATCGATGTTCTGCAGAATTCTTCTGACTGATGGGCGGTCGCTTTTACGCTTCGCTGCGTTTCTGATTGCCAGCTTGATATTGTCTAGATCTACCACTCTTTCAAAGAGATGTCCGATTCTTTTTGTAAATTTTATTGGTTCAGTTATCAT